CCATGCCCTCGAAACGCGAAACCGTCCTCGGCGCGGTCAAGGCGCTTGTCGCCGCCGCCTTGCCCGGCGCGGAGGTGAAGCGCAACCTCGCCAAGCCGGAGCGAATTCCGCCGGGTGGGCTGGTCGTGATCCGCGACGGCGACCCGGGTGAGCCCGACGTCACGCTCTCGCCGGTGTCCTACCTCTACACCCATCGCATTCCCGTCGAGATCGCCGCTTTCGAGAGCGCCACGCTCACACGCGAGGAGGTGGTCGACGAGATGCTGGCCGCGATCGGTGCGGCGATCATCGCCAACCGACGGCTCGGCGGGCTTGTCGACTGGATCGAGGCGGAAGCCCCGACCTCCGAGGATATCGAGACCACGGGCAGTCAGGCCGGCCGCTTCGCCGATGTCGTGATCGTCGCGACCTACGCCACCGCCCATCCGTTGAACTGAACGACGGCCCTTCGACTGCGCTCGGACCTTTGGAACTGAGCGACGGCTCGTCGACTGCGCCCAGCTCTCTGCACCTGAACAGCAAGGAGAACGACCATGCCTCGCGCACGCGGCGTGAACGCGGCTCTCGCCGCCGTGTTCGAAAGCACCTATGGCACACCGCCCGGCACCGGCTTTCGCCGGATGCCCTTCGCCTCCGTCAATCTCGGCGAGGAACAGGGCTTGATCGCCAGCGAGCTTCTCGGCTTCGGCCGCGAGCCGCTGGCGCCGGTCTATGACGTGATCACCAATATGGGCGATCTCGTCGTTCCCGTGGATACCCGCAACATCGGGGTCTGGCTGCGCGGCCTGATGGGCGCGCCGACGACGGTTGCCGCGAACGCCGCCACTGGAACGATCACGCTGACCGCGAACCTTCTGGTCAACGACACCGTGACAGTCGATGGCACGGTCTATACCGCCGTCGCGTCTGGCGCGACGGGCCAGCAGTTCAACCTTGGCGGGACAGTGGCGCTGACTGCCACCGCGCTGGCCGCCATCATCAATCCGAGCGCGAACGTCGCGGCCGCGGCGGTTGGCGCGGTCGTCAACCTGACCGCCAAGGCGCTGGGACCGGGCGGCAACACGCGAACGCTGGCGACGAACGCGCCAACGCGCGCCACGCTGTCCGGTGCGACGCTGTCGGGCGGCGCCAACAGCCACACCTGGTTCTCGGGCGCTCAGGCTCTGCCCTCGATGTCGATCGAGGTCCAGCTTCCCGACGTGCCCTTCTTCGGGATGAACTACGGCGCGCGCATCAACAGCTTCCAGGTTCAGGCGCAGCGATCCGGGCTGCTCACCGCCTCGCTCAACATCATGGCGCAGGGCGAGACCATCGCCGCGACGGCGCAGGCCGGCACGCTGTCGGAGTTCGTGCTGGAGCGCTTCGGCCAGTTCCAGGGCGAGGTCCGGCGCAACAACGTGGCGCTCGGCAACGTCATCTCGGCGGAGCTCACGTATTCGAACAACCTCGAAGCGGTCGAGGTGATCCGCAGCGACGGGCGCATCGCCGATGCCGATCCGGGAATCATCGCGCTGACCGGCAACATTACCACCCGCTTCGAGGACCGCGTCCTCCTCGATCAGGCCACCAACCGCCTGCCTTGCGAGCTTCAGTTCCGCTGGGCGGCAGGCGCAGCCGCCTCGCTGGTCTGGACCGCGCACCGGGTCTTCCTGCCGCGTGGCGACCGCCAGATCCAGGGGCCGGGCGGCGTGCAGGCCCCCTTCGCATTCCAGGCCGCGATCGATCCGGTGCTGAACCGCGCCGCGACCTGCGTGCTCACCAATGACGTCGCGTCTTACTGATCCCTTTCAACAGGAGGCACCTTTGTTCAAGCTCACGACACCATCCCGCGATCCGTTCTGGCTCGACATCCTGCCGGGCGTGCGCATCCAGTTCCGGCCGATCTCCGTCGCCGACATGCTCGTGGCCCGCGCCGCCGCCGCCGAGTCTCTCGGCACGAAGGTCGAGGGCGATGCGCCGCTTGACCGGGGCACCACCGTCGCGGCCGGCGCGGCCTTCACGCGCTCGCTCGCGCTGAGCGGCATCGTGGCGTGGGAGGGCATTGGCGATGCCGGCGGCAAACCGATCGATCCGAACCCGGTCGCCATCAATCAGCTGCTCGAGGTTTGGCATGCCTTCGACGCCATTGATCGGCTCTATGTCGGCCCAGCCCTGACGAGGTTTGAGGAAAAAAAACGTCTGATCGCCCTCGCGCGCTGGCACTTCGAGGGTGGCGACGGCTACTGCGCCGCCTGTCCATCGCGGTGCGGGGCTTGCGCCTACATCGAGCACGCGCCTGTGACGGCCGAGGGGCTTCTCGCTTGGGAAGTCATCCGCCGCTGTGCGGGGCAGGTTCGCGTCGTGATGGGCGGCGTCTATGCCATCGACTTCGGCGCGGTGCTCGCCCTGGCTGAGGCCATGAATGCGTCCTCGCCGCTGCTCGCCGACATCCTTCCCGAGATCGAGCCGATCATCGTGGCCGCTTATGGCCGCGACGCCAGCCGTTCCAATCGCGATTGAGCAACGCCGCCCATGTCCACCACCAATGTCTCGATCCGCCTCGGCGTCGAAGGCAAGGCGGAGGTCAAGCGCGCCTTCGAGGAGGTCGGTCAGGCGGGCACGCAGGCCTTCGGGCAGGTCGACCGTGCGCTTGAGAAGACGGGAGCCGCAACCGATCGGGAAACCGCCCGGTTCCAGCGCCTGGCGGAAGCCGCCCGCATGGCGGCGCAGGCCGATGCCGCGCAGGGGCGGTTCAATCAGGTTCTGGGTGTCGACCGACAGGCGGCGGGTTCGGCGCGCGCGTCGGCCGAGGTCTTCGAACAGGCCGCGAGGGAAGCGGAACGCTACGAAGCCCGCGCCCGGGCGCTGCGGGCGACGCTTGATCCGCTGGCTGCGGCGCAGGACCGGCTCAATGCCGAGTTCGCCGAGCATGCCGCGCTCGCCAGCCGTGGCGCGATCACTACCGCCGAGCAGGCGGCGGCGAATGCGCTGGCGAAGTCGCGCTTCGATCAGACCGCGCAGGCGATCAAGGGCGTCGGCGCCAACTCGAAGCTCACGATCCAGCAGGTCATGACGCTTCAGTACACGGTGAACGACGTGATCGCGTCGATGTCCACCGGCATGTCGCCGATGACCATCCTGATGCAGCAGGGCGGACAGGTGACGCAGGCCTTCGGCGGTTTGCGCGGCACGATCATGACGCTCGGCTCCGCCATCGGCGTGGTCGGCGGCGTGATCGCGGCCGTCGCCGTCTCGGTTGGCGTGCTCACGGCGGCGTGGTTCGCCAATGATGCCTCGACACGCGCCGTGTCGACTGCGCTCGCGGGTGTCGGCCGCGCGTCCGGAGCGACCGCTGCCCAGCTTGAGCAGGTCGCGCAATCCTCCGCCGATGCCGGCAAGGTCTCGGTGTCGTCGGCGCGTGACATGCAGGTCGCGTTCTTAGCGACAGGCAAGATCGGCGCGGAAGAGATGGGCCGCGCCATCGCGGTCTCACGCAACCTTGGCGTCACGCTCGGCGTCGAGACCAAGCAGGGCGCGGAGGAACTCGCCCGCGCGCTGGCCGATCCGTTGCGCGGCGCGGATGACCTCAACGACCGCATCCGCTTCCTGGACGACCGCACCCGCGCCTATGTCCGCACGCTGGTCGACCAGAACAACCGTGCGGAAGCGCAGCGCGTCATCCTGAACGCACTGGCGCCGTCGCTCGCGGATGCCGAACAGGCGGTCAATGCGCTCGGCCGAGCCTGGCAGTTCGTCAGGCGCTCGGCCTCGAACGCCTTCGATGCGCTCGGCAAGGCCGTCGACCGGGCGGTGGATGGCCGCACGCCGACGGAGGAACTGGAGCTGCTGCGCTGGCAGCAGGAGCGGCTCCGGGCGAATGTGCGCGGCAATGTCGCGCCGCTGATGCTGCCTCAGGTCGAGCGGCGCATCACTGAGCTCGAACGGCAGCTCAACGACCAGCAGGAGCGCGCGAGGCGGATCGCTGCGGAGGCCCGCGCCAATGAGCAGTCGGTCCGCGCCGGTGAGATCGCCCGCGACACCAATCCCGGCGCGCGCGAGATCGAGCGGCTGCGGACGCAGGAAGGCGTGCTGCGCGCCGCGCTTGCCGATCCGCTGGTCCGCTCGAAACTGGCGGACGTGGCGGAGGTCGAAGCGGCCTATCGGCGTGTCATCACAGAACTCGCCCGCTACCGGCCCTCGGTGGATGCGGCGACACAGGCTATCGTCGAACAGACCTCCGCCACGGACATCTCGATCCGCGCAACGCTGTCGCTGGCCGAGGCCTACCTTGAAAGCGCGGACACCGCCGCGCGCGTGGAGGCACGCCGGCAATGGCTCGTCGATCAGGCCCTTGAAGGCGTCAACGCCGAAACCCGCGCGCGGCAGGCTTTAAGGGAACGGATCGCCGAGCAGGCCGTCGACGCGGCCCTGCAGGTATCGGATATCGGTCGCCAGATCGACGGGCAGCGCCGCCTCAACGAGTCGATGGCGTCGGGCGCAGTCTCGTCCCAGCGCGCCCAGCAGATCATGCAGGTCGAGCAGGCGCTGCGCCCGCTGCTCACCGCGCAGACGCTTGCCGAGGGCGAGGCCAAGGAGAAGCTCGGACGCATCATCGACCGTACCCGCGAAGCCTATGTGCAGCTTCACCGCGAGCAGAACCGGACGGACCTGCTTCAGGGCATCGAGCGCCGCCGCGACGAGATCGCGCTGCGTGAGCGGGAACTGTCGCTGGTCAGGCGCGGCCCGGCCGCGCGTCGCGCGGGCGTCGACCAGCTGCGTTTCGAGCAGGAGCTGAAGCGGCTCGGCATCGATCCGAACGATCCCGAGGCCAGCTATTCGCGGGAGCAGATCAGGCGGCTCAACCAGCTCGGGCGGCAGACGACGGGCCGCGAGGCGGCCTTCGATTACGAGCAGCAGAACACCGGTCTTGCCCGCGAGGTCGAACTCCTGAAGCAGGGAGCGTCGGCCCGCTCGGAAGCGATCGCCATGATCCGCGCCGAGCAGCAGCTTCGGCGGCAAGGGATCGACCCATCGGGAGCTGAGGGACAGGCAGCATTTGCCGCCGCGCGCCGTCAGTTCGCGCTTGAGCGCCAAGCCGAAGCGCAGGTCGCCTTGCAGGATCAGCGCGCCGAAATCGGCCTGATCGAAACCCAGATCGGCCTGGTCGGCGCGTCCGCCCAGCAGCGCGAGACGGTGCTCACCATTCTCCGTTCCGAGCACGAGCTGCGGCGGCGCGGGATTGATCTTGCGGGCGAGGAAGGACGTGAGATCGTCGCCAATGCCGTTCGCGTTCAGCAGCTCTCCGACGCGCTTCAGCGCCAGGAAGCGGCCACACGCGGCCTTGAGGGCGCGTTCAGCGCTGGCCTTGACCGCTTTGCCGATGTGCTCGCCCAGGGCAAGACCGATTGGCAATCCTGGGCCGATGCGGGACGCGCAGCGCTCATGGACATCAATCGCGAGGTCATGAAGCTCGCTGTCCTCAATCCGCTCAAGAACCTGCTGTTTGGCCAGAACAATCCAACCATCCAGAATGTTGGCGGGCTGATCGGCTCTTTCATGGGTGGGTTCCGTTTCCACGATGGCGGCGTTGTCGGGATTGGTGGAACGCCGCTGCTGCTGCCTGCTGCTGTGTTTGCCGGCGCGCCGCGCTTCCACGACGGCGCCTATCTCAAGCCCGACGAGGTTCCCGCGATCCTTCAGCGTGGCGAGCGGGTTCTGAATCGCAAGGAAGCGCGCGCCTATTCACGTGAACCCAAGGCCGGCAGCGTCGCGACCGTGAACGTCACGATCCAGACCCCGAACCCGAGCGCCTTCGACGCGAGCCGAACCCAAATCGCAGCAGGCCTTGCCCGCGCCGTGCAGTCCGGAATGCGAGGTTTGTGAAGTGCCGCAACCGTTTCTCGATATCGCCTTCCCCGGCGGCGTGGCGCGCGGGGCGACCGGTGGCCCCAGCTTCTCGACTCAGATCGTCACGCTGGCCTCCGGCTCCGAACAGCGCAACCAGAACTGGGCGAACAGTCGCGGTCGCGGGAACATCTCGACCGGCATCCGTGACCGCGCCGACATGGCCGCGGTGATCGCGCATTTTCATGTCGTCAAGGGCCGCGCCTATTCGTTCCGCTTCCGCGACTGGAACGATTTCGACGGCGTCAATCAGGCGATGGCGCCGATCACGGCGACCAGCTGGCAAATCGTCAAGCGCTATGCCCGCGCCGGCTTCGAACATGTCCGCACCATCACCAAGCCGATCTCAGGCACCGTCGTGGTGCGCATCGCAGGTTCGGTGGTGACGCCAGCCGCCATCAATCATCTGACAGGTGTCGTGACCTTTGGCACGGCGCCAGGCTCAGCTCCAACCGCAAGCTATCAGTTCGACGTTCCGGTCCGCTTCGACACCGATAACCTGCCGGTTCAAGCCAACGCCTGGGACCTGCAGATCGTCAACAACATCGAACTCGTGGAAGTCCTCGAATGAAAACCCTCCCTCCCGCGCTCGTGTCCCATGTTGCGGGCGGGCTCACCACGCTGTGCCGTTGCTGGCGCATCAACCGCCGTGACGGCGTGGTCATGGGCTTCACCGATGGCGATCGCGACCTGGCATTCGACCTGGTGACCTACAAGGCCGCCACGGGTTTCGCTGCGACGGCGATTGAAGGACAGCTCGGGCTTGCTGTGTCGAACCTCGATGTTGAAGGGGCCCTGTCGTCGGCCGCGATCACCGAGGATGACTTGGCTGCGGGGCGCTACGACGACGCCGAGGTCACCGTGTTCCTGGTCAACTGGGCCGATCCCAGCCAGCGCGCCACCATCCGCACGGGCCATATCGGACAGGTCACGCGCGGCAAGCTGGCCTTCACTGCCGAGCTGCGCGGCCTTGCCGCCAAGCTCGACCAGCCGGCTGGACGTATCTTCCAGCGCAGTTGCGCCTGGGATCTCGGTGACGCCCGTTGTGGGGTCGACATCAACACCGCTGGACGGCGCGGCGCAGGGACAGTCTCACAGGTCATCGACGCCTTCGAGTTCGTGGCGACCGGCCTTGGCGGGATCGCCTCCAACGCGCTGGCGCGCGGCAGACTGGTCTGGACCAACGGCAGCAATACCGGGCTCTCGGCCGATATCGCCGCACACACGCTGTCGGGATCGCATCGGATCGTGATCAGCCTTCCCATGGGCACTGCGGTTGTCGTCGGTGACAGCTTCAACGCCTTTGCTGGCTGTGATCGGACCTTCAGCACATGCCGGAATCGCTTCGACAATGCGGTCAACTTCGGCGGGTTCCCCACATGCCGGGCAACGACTTCGCCATCTCCTATCCCGAGCGGGGCGACGGCCATGACGGAGGAAGGCTGCGATGACAATTGCCATGCGCATTGTCGCCGAAGCGCGTTCCTGGATCGGCACGCCCTACCATCACCAGGCGGCGCTCAAGGGTGTCGGCTGCGACTGCCTCGGTCTGGTGCGCGGCGTCTGGCGCGCAACCTACGGCGTCGATCCCGAACAGCCACCGGCTTACTCGCGCGACTGGGCGGAAGCCCTCGCGCGCGAAACCTTAGCCGAGGCAGCCAGCCGTCACATGCACCCTGTCACCATCGCACAAATGGCGCCTGGCGATCTGCTGCTCTTTGCACTCGATGACCGCTGCCCGGCCAAACATTGCGCGATCCTCACCGCGCCGCAACGCATGATCCACGCCTGCGAAAACCACCCCGTCGCCGAGGTCTCGATCGTTCCCTGGTGGACGAGCCGCCTTCGCTTCGTCTTTCGCTTTCCGGAGGCCTGATGGCCCTTCTTCTGCTCACCGCGACGGCCTCGGCACTGACGGCGGGGGCCTCCGCCTTTGTGCAGGTGGCCGCCGCTGCCGCCGCGACCGCTGCTGGCTCCTTCATTGACAACCGATTGTTTGGCGGTGGAGCGATCCGACAGGAAGGTCCGCGGCTGGATAACCTGCAGGTCCAGGCATCAACCGAAGGCGCACCGATCCCGGAGATGGCTGGGCGGGTTCGGCTGGCTGGACAGATCATCTGGGCCACCCGCTTCAAGGAAACGGCCAGCACCCGCCGGCAAGGCGGCAAGGGTGCGCGTGGTGGGGTCACGACCACCACTTACAGCTATTCGGTCAGCTTCGCTGTCGCCTTCTGCGAGGGCCAGATCGACCGCATTGGACGGATCTGGGCCGACGGCAAGCCCATGAACCTGAGCGGAGTGATTTATCGCGTTCATCGGGGCACGCCAACGCAACCGCCCGACCCCCTGATCGAAGGCATCGAAGGCGCGGGGTCGACGCCGGCTTATCGCGGGACCGCCTATGTCGTGTTCGAAAACCTTGGCTTGGAGGCGTTCGGCAACCGCATCCCCCAGCTCAACTTCGAGGTGTTCCGGCGCGTCAACATCAACGGCTCTGACGCCATCGAGGAAGCGCTGCGCGCCATCACCATGATCCCCGGATCGGGCGAACGCGCCTACGACACAACGGTGCAAACGCGCGATCTCGGTGAGGGCAGAACCATGCCGGAGAACGATGCGTTCGGGGTCGGCGTCAGCGACTGGAACCGCGCGCTGGATGATCTCAAGGCCGCGCTGCCTAATGTTCAGACGATCTTTCTTGTCGTCGGCTGGTTTGGTGACGATCTGCGCTGCGGTGCCTGCACCGTGCGGCCCAAATGCGAGAACCGGGAGAAGGTCATCCTGCCCGATGGTTGGCAGGTGCATGGGCTCGACCGCACCACCGCCATGCTGGTCACCACGGTCGATGATCGACCGGCCTATGGCGGCACCCCCTCGGACGACACGGTGGTGCGCTCCGTGCGTGATCTCAAGGCGCGTGGCTATGCGGTGGTCTTCTATCCCTTCCTGTTCATGGACATCGCGGCGGGCAACAATCTGCCGAACCCCTATTCGGCGAACGCTGCGGCGGTGGGGCAACCACCCCATCCCTGGCGAGGACGGATCACCTGTTCGCCTGCGCCAGGCTTCGCCGGCAGCGTCGACAAGACAGCGACAGCGGCAAGCCAGGTTGCGGCGTTCTTCGGGGATTGCCTTGCAACCCACATCGCGGTGTCGATCAACCCGACAAGCGCTGCCGTCACGACAAGCTATTCAGGGCCGGCCGAATGGGGTTTTCGGCGTTTCATCCTGCATTACGCGCGGCTCTGCGCGGCGCTGAACAGCCTCGAGCCGGGCGCGATCGACGCCTTTCTGATCGGCACCGAGATGCGCGGTCTATGTGCAATCCGCGACAGCGCCTCAAGCTTTCCAGCGGTCGCCCGCTTTGTCACGTTGGCGGCCGATGTGAAGGGGATCGTCGGGGCCGCCGTCAAGGTCAGCTACGCCGCTGACTGGTCCGACTACAGCAACTTCCGGCCCAATGACGGGTCGAACGACGTGTTTTTCCATCTAGATCCGCTCTGGGCCTCCCCCCATGTCGATTTCATCGGGATCGACTGGTACGCGCCGCTTTCCGATTGGCGCGACGGCCTGTCCCATCTCGACCGCATCACCAGCAATGTTCCATCGATCTATCATCAGCCCTATCTCCGCGCGAATGTCGCCGGCGGTGAGCTGTTCGATTGGTTCTACGCTTCGGACGCCGATCGGCAGGCTCAGATCCGAACCCCGATCAGCGATGGGGCCCATGGCAAGCCGTGGGTGTTCCGGATCAAGGATGTGCGCAACTGGTGGCTCAACCCGCACATCAACCGGCCGGGCGGCACCGAGAGCGGCAGCCCGACTGCGTGGGTTCCGCAATCCAAGCCGATCTGGTTTTGCGAGTGGGGCGTACCCTCGATCGACAAGGGCTCCAACCAGCCAAACGTCTTCTACGATCCCAAATCCTCCGAGAGCTTCTTCCCCTTCTTTTCCAAAGGCTCACGTGATGACCTGATCCAGCGGGCCGCTCTTGAAGCCCTGATCGCGTACTGGAAGCCCGCTGCCGGTCACAATCCGACCTCGGCCCTATACGGCGGGCCGATGATCGAGGTCATTTCGGCGTGGACCTGGGATAGCCGACCCTATCCCGCCTGGCCCGGACGGCAGGATCTGTGGTCGGACGGCGTGCTCTATCCGCTGGGCCATTGGCTGCAAGGCAAGGTCGGTCTTGGCGATCTCGCGGCGCTCGTCGCCGAGCGCTGCCAGCGCGTCGGCTTCCAGGCCTACGATGTCAGCCGGTTGAACGGTGTGGTTGTCGGCTACTTCAGGGACCGGCCCATGAGCCCGCGCGTCGAGATCGAAGCCCTGATGGCGGCCTATGCCTTCGACGCGGTGGAGACCGATGGCGTCATCCGCTTCATCCATCGTGGCTCAGCACCTGTCATCACGCTCACACGCTCTGACTTGGCGCGGCCTGAACAAGGTGAGGAGCTGACCCTGACCCGTGGCCAGGAAAGCGAGCTTCCGCATGAACTGGCCGTATCCTTTACCGACGCGCTGGATACCTATCAGGCGGGGGCTGTCGCCGCGAAACGGCTCGCCGGCTGGTCCGACCGGCGCAGCGAGGCCCGCTTCCCGCTGGTCATGGATCAGGTTCAGGCCCAGGGCATCGCTGACCGCCTGATCGTCGACGCCTGGATCGAACGCGAGACCGCACAGTTCAGTTTGCCGCCAGCCCAGATCGCCCTTGATCCCGGCGATGTGCTCGCGCTTGCGGTTGACGGCCAAGCCCGCGCCTTTCGCATCACGCGCATTCTCGACCGCGGGGCGCGCGCATGCGAAGCGGTACGCACCGAAGGGACCAACTATGCCCCGTCGCTGGGCGGCGTGGCTCTGCCGACCGTGCGTCCTCCGCCGGTTTTCGGTGCGGTCACACTGCGCCTGATGGACTTGCCTTTGCTGCAGGACAGCGATGGCGGCCACTCACCCTACGCGACCGCGACCGCCTCGCCATGGCGCGGGGCCGTCATCCTCGACAGTGCGACCGGCACCGACTTCGCGCTCGATCGTGAGCTGCCCTTCCAGGCCACGATGGGTGAGACGCTTGCGCCCCTCGCTTCTGGCCCCAGCACAAGCTGGGATCGCGGCAATCTGTTGGAGGTCAAGCTTTATGCCGGCGAGCTCACCGCCATGCCACTCGATGCGCTTCTGTCCGGCATGGGCAATGCGCTCGCTCTGGGCACGCCCGACGGCGCTTGGGAGATCGTTCAGTTCGCGGTGGCGGAGCTGATCGGCGAGCGTCGGTACAGACTGACCACGCTTCTGTGCGGACGGCTTGGCACCGAGCACGCCATCCGCGCAAGCCTTCCAGCCGGCGCGCCAATTGTCCTGTTGAATGCCGCAGTCGATGCCATCGATGGGCGCATCAGCGAACGCGGCGCAACACGCTTCTACCGCTACGGGCCGCCGGGTCTCTCTCTCAGCGATCCGGCCTGGCAGCAACTGACCTTCACCACCCGCGCCGCAGGGCTGATGCCTTGGTCGCCGGTCCACCTGTCGGGTGGGCGTACGGTCCACGGCGATCTCTCGATGGCTTGGGTTCGTCGCACCCGCTTTGGCGGGGTTTGGGCCGACGGGGTCGACGTGCCGCTCAACGAGGAAAGCGAGCGCTACGAGGTCGATATCCTGAACGGCTCGACCGTGCTCAGGACGCTGGCCACCGCTACGCCGCAGGCGACCTACACGGCCTCCCAGCAGACAACAGACTTCGGCGCGCCACAACCTGCGATTGCAGTCAGGGCGGTCCAGCTCTCCGCCACGGTGGGGCGCGGCCATGCGACCGACGCCATCCTCTGAGGAGCTCACATGTCCGCCACGCCGAACCTTGGCCTGCCCTTCATTCTGCAGGGGCAGGCCCAGAAGGAGGTCACCCACAATGAGGCGCTGATCCGCCTCGATGCGCTCGTGCATGGCAGCGTGCGCAGCCGGACCCTGACAACCCCGCCAGGCTCGCCCACGAACGGCCAGCGCTGGATCGTGCCGCCGGGCGCGACCGGCGCCTGGGCTGGGCAGTCCGGCCGCATCGCACATTGGAGCATCAACGCCTGGGCGTTCTACATGCCTGTCACTGGCTGGCGCATGCATGTCGAAGACGAGCACCTTGCGGTGGTTTGGAGCCATGGGGCCTGGCGAGACCAGATCGTTGGCACGGCCAATGGCGGGGCGCTGCGTCTCGTCGCCGCCGAGCAGGAGTTGGTACTGACCGGCGCCTTTGTCGAGACGACGGGCGCCGCCATCATCGCTGACCGCATGATCGTGCTGGCGGTCGCCTCGCGCACCACCTTGGCCATCACCGGAGCCACCTCCTACAGCGTCGGCGTGGCGGGCAACACCAGCCAGTTTGGCGGGTCGCTTGGCATCGCGCTCGGTTCGAACAACATCGGCGTGATCGGCCCGACCGCCTTCTACGCGAACACGCCGATCCGGGTCTCGGCCAACGGCGGCAACTTCACGGCCGGGCGCGTCCGGGTCGTGCTCTACGCGCTGGCGTTCACCGCGCCGAATGGGTGATCTCACGCCCCCACGTTCAGGAGAATTCGATGAAGAAGGATCTGCTCTGGCCGAGCGCGCCAGGGAGCAAACCGGACGTGCCTGGAGGAACGGCCGGCTTTCTGCGCGGAGCCGCGTTTGAGGATCACCAGGGCCGCATAGCGCCGACCGTCAGCATTCTCAGCGCACCGACGAAGTTCCGTGATGCCTTCGAACGTTTCGACACCACGAATCGCTGGAATGTGGTTCAGGTCGCTGCCGGGGACATCGTGCAACTGGACGGCAATGTTGCCGGCGCGAGTTACCTTGTGATCTCCAAGGATCCGCGGTCCGAAGAAACCGAAACGGTTATCGAGACGATCGATCGGTTCGCGATGCCGATGCGGGTGTCGGCGGGGATTTCGTTATCGCAGCGGATCAACGGCCAGGAATTCGCTTTCGAACTGGTCTCGACCGATGACGCGCCAGGTGAGCTTCCATTACCAGCTGCGCCGCCGGTCCGCCATCATTCCACTGGAACCCAGTTCGATTCCCTCTGCGTTCATGCGGCTGGCGGGCGAGAGTCATCGCCCTTTGGTCGCGCACGCTATGAAGGCCCTCAGTTTCGGCAACACCTGCGACCGGGCGGGGAAGTAGAGATAGAAGCCTGGCGTCCGCGTGGCGTAAGGCAGCAAAGTCGGGATGAGCGCGCCAGCGTCGATGAATGGCCGGGCGACCGATTCAAGTTCATAGGACAGGCCCAAGCCGTCGATGGTGGCGCGGAGCTTCATGTCGGTGTCGTTGACGATGACGCCGCCATTCACCGCGACATCGAAATCCTCGCCGGCCTCCTCGAACTCCCAGCGGTAGAGGCCGCCGCGTGAGGATTGCCGGAAATTGATGCAGTCATGTGCCGCGAGGTCGCGCGGATGCGCCGGATGGCCGCTGCGCGCGAAATAGGACGGCGCTCCAATCACGATCAGGCGGTCCGGCGCGGTGAGCCTCACGCTCACCATGTCCTTTTCAACCAGTTCGCCAAGCCTCACCCCTGCGTCGAACCCTGCTTCGACGATGTTTGCGAAGCGATCTTCTGTGAAGATTTCGACGGTGATGTCGGGATAGGCCTGCCGCAGCGTCGGCAGCAGCGGCGCGATGACGGTGGCCACCGCAACACGCGGTGCGTTGAGCCGCAAAAGGCCGGCAGGCTTGCCGCCGAAGGCGCTCACCGCCTCGCTCGCGGCGGTGATCTCGGCCATCGCCGGGCGTATTCGGTCGTAGAAGGCTCGCCCTGCTTCCGTCAGGCCCACATCGCGCGTCGTGCGCGCCAGCAAAGCCACGCCGAGCCGGCGCTCCAGCGCCTTGATCGCCTGGCTGACGGCAGAGCGTGTCACGCGCAGTGAGGCAGCGGCGGCGGTGAAACTGCGCTGCTCCGTCACGAGCGCAAAGGCCACGAGGCCATCCAGAGAGTCCGCGCGCATTGGGTAGTCTTTCTGAACAACTTGTCCATCAATGGATAGATTATCGTACGAGTCGGAATCGTCCAGTGTCTCCCCAACGACGGTGATCGCCGTTGTCGAAACCCAGAAGGAGAACACAGATGACCACGCAT